GGTTATCAGAACCAAGTCCGAAACATCATGGTCTATGAAGCCTATATCATGCTTGATGTTGAAGGCACTGGCGTAGCCAAACTTCATAAGATTATCAAAGCTGGTAATGCGCTGCTTCACAAAGAAGAAGTAGACAGGCGTCCATTCGTGACATTTGTCCCACTACCAATTCCACACGCATTTTACGGAAGCAACTTTGCGGATAAACTATGCAGCACACAGAACGCTCGAACTGTACTAACTCGCTCTATCCTCGACCACGCTATGATTACCAACAACCCCCGGTACATGGTGGTCAAAGGTGGTCTTTCAAACCCGAAAGAGTTGATCGACAATCGAGTAGGCGGCCTGGTCAATGTTTCTCGTCCGGACGCCATCTTGCCAATGCCTCAAGCACCTCTGAACCCATTTGTGTTTCAGACACTGAACCAGCTGGACGAAAATGCTGAAGATTTAACTGGCACTAGTCGTCTATCGATGGGCTTAAACAAGGATGCGGTATCAAAGCAAAACAGCAGCGCAATGATCGAGCAGCTGGCGACTATGGGCCAGCAACGACAAAAGATTATAGCCAGACATTTTGCCCAGTTTGTTAAGTCTCTATTCTATGAAATCTATCGCCTGGTGGTCGAAAATGAAGACCAGCAAAAGGTTGTGGATTTAGCCGGAAGTTACGTCGAGATCGATCCAACATCTTGGGAAGCCAAGCGTGATGTGATGTGTGAACTGAAACTAGGCTATGGCGAACAGGAACGTGAAGCCGAGAAAATGCTCGGAATACATGGTCTATTCTCACAAGATCCAGCTGTCCAACCCATGTACGGCCCGGACAAGCGATATGCCATGCTCAAGACAATTCTGGAGCACCAGGGCATTTTAAACGTGGAGGAGTTCCTAACACCTCCCGACCAGCTGCCACCGCCACAACCTGATCCACAACAAGAGATGGAACAGCAGATGGCGATGAAGCAGCTTGAAATCCAAGAGCGTCAGGTCGCTGTGGCTGAAATGAAAGCCCAGACAGACGCACAACTAGCAGCTGCCAAGATCGAGATCGATCAAATGAAGGCACAAGCTAGCCATGCATTGCAGAGCGATAATCAGGATCTAAAAGAGGCTCAACTTGTCCATAAGATAAAGATCGATGAAGCCGAATTGGATGTACTGCAAAAGCAAACAACTGATGTTCGTGGAATAGCTTCACCTACTGGTTAGTAGATAGCCCAAAACAACAAAACTGCCCCAGCAACTCCGGCCCATGCAAGACGAACTGCGTGGTCTGGTCTGCTGCGGCGTTTCGTTTCTACGATCGCGTTTGAATAGGTGTGATTAATTTTCATACACCAAATATAGTAGCAAGGAGAGAACATGACAATAGATGTTGTGGAAGAAAACAAACAAATGAAGTTGGTCGAGGAGGGTATCGCAGCAGAAAGACTACTTGCTGCCGATGTTTTTAACTCGACCGTAAATCAACTTGTGGATGTGGCTTTTCAGAGTTTCGTGAACTCCAAACCGGAGGAAACCGAGGTTCGTGAAAAGTCGTACCACCATTATCGCGCACTGGTCGATATCGTCGGGACACTACAACAGCGTGTCCAAATCAAGACGGAAATCGAAGCTAGTGAAAACGTAGATGACAACAATCAAGAGGATTAAGCACCATCATGAACGACGTGCAAACAGAAACCCCTCCGACCAAAGACTACACCCAGGAACTGAATGACGGTCACTGGGAAGACGCCATCTTGGCGCGTTGGGAAGACGCTGACAAAAAACTGCAGCTATCTGAAAACACACCAGAGGCAACTCCAGACATCGAAGAAGAAGAAACTGAAGAGACTACAGATGACCTGGAGAATGATGAGGAAGAAACCACCGATGAACCAGAAGATAACGAAAGCGACTCTGAAGAAGAAGAAGCTGACCAGGATACCGATGATGATACTGAGGATGATGAAGACGATGACAGCGAAGCTGTGGAATTGTCTGATGACACTGAAGTTGAAATTATGGTCGATGGTAAAGCGCATCAGACATCAATTAAGGATCTCAAGCGTTTATACGGGATGGATAAATCTCTTACTCGCAAGTCTCAAGAAGTTGCTAGCCAGCGCAAAGAAGCTGAAGAAGCAATATCCAAAAGCCAAGTTGTCTTTGATAAATTGGTTAGTCAGGCTCAAGAACGCTATAAGCCGTATCAGGAAATTGATATGCTTGTGGCATCCAAAGAAATGTCTACGGAAGATTTCGCTACGCTTCGCAAAGAAGCCCAAGAAGCCTTCCAAAACGTACAATTTCTAACCGAAGAGGCAGATAGCTTCTACGGAGGGATCAAGGCACAACAAGCTGAAATGCAGAAAGCTGCAGCAGTAGAATGTGTAAAGACCCTACAAGAGCAAATCCCCGATTGGAGCAATACGCTTTACAATGACATCCGTCATTATGCGATTGCACAAGGATTACCCGAAGATGATGTCAATCAGTATGTAGACCCGGCTGTGATCCAGCTAATTAACAAGGCACGACTGTATGACGACGCAAAGAAGGTAAGCACCGTGAAAAAGAAAAAAGCAGCTAATACGCAGAAGGTACTTCGATCAAAGAAGGCTCCTGCAAACCAGGCAGATGCAAAGCGCAATGCTGAAGAAAAGCAGCTTGCTCAAATACGGTCCTCTAACGGGAATGACATGGATGATATTGCCAATCTCTTCTTAAAACGCTGGGAAGCATAATCCCAACGAAAAAAGAAGGAATTCAATACCATGAGTGTATTTACAACATACGAAAGCATCGGGCAGAAAGAAGATGTTTCGGACGTAATAACGGATATTACGCCCTTTGACACGCCCTGTTTTGCTATGATGAAATCGGTCAAAGTTCATAACCGAGTTTATCAATACCAATCCGATAGTTTGCCAAATCCGGCATCCAATGCCAAAGTTGAAGGTGCTGACGCATCGATCAGCGCATTGACCCCAACAACAATGCTTAGTGGCACAACTCAAATTCTGAGCACTGCTTTTCAGGTGTCAGGTTCGGCTGAAGCTACAAGCACATACGGACGCGCAAAAGAAACCGCATACGCCCTCGGACGTGCGCTAAAATCCATCAAAAGAGATTTGGAATTTGCGTACATTGGTGCATCAAACGCCCAGGTTACTGGTAACAACTCCGGTTCACCTGTGGCCCGTGAGATGGACTCAGTTGATCGATTGATCGCTTCCGGTACAACCGAAGCCGGTGGATCAGCTGCTCTGACTGAGACAAAACTGCTTAATTTAGCGCAGAAGTGTTACAACTCAGGTGCAGATCCATCGATCCTGATGATCAAACCCGCAGACGCGATTGTGGTTTCAAATTTCACCTCTAGTTCGGGCAGGAACCGGACTTTTAACGACCAGAACAAGACGCTAACCAATGCGATTGATGTCTATGTTGGGCCGTTTGGAACTTACAAGACTGTCCTAAACAGACATCAAATGACGACCCATGCGTTCTTGTTTGATCCGTCAATGTGGCGATCCGCTGTACTACGTCCTTTCTCGCGTACATTACTTGCTCGCACAGGCGACTCCGAGAAACATTATGTAGTCGGGGAATATGGCGTCCAACACCTAAATCAGCTGGGTTCCGGCATGATTAACGCACTTACCTAGTAAGTGTGACGCTTTAGGAGTGAGGGGAGTAACGGTTCGGTTTGCTCTCCTTACGAACTGCCCCTCACGTCCTACAATCTAAAATATCCAAGGAGATAATCTTGAACAATCAAGACACAAATCTTGTCGGCTCCACCACTGATTTTGGTGAAGATGCTGACGGACTATTCATGAAGAACAGTCAAAACATTTCAACCAAGTTCGTAGACGCTTTGAAAGAAGAGCGAAACAACAGCATGAACCAACGCGAAGGCGAGTTTATGCGGGTGGCCTCGATCCCGGTCGTGGTTGCTGAAGCTTGGAAAAGAGATGGTTTTGACATCACAGATCCAAACACTGACGTGAAAGAGGTCATCAGACGGCTCAAAGCCGAAAACCTCGATGCGTTCTTAACAACAGACAAGGTGGTTTAGATGCCAAACGTAGCAGGACAAAAGTTTGCCTACACAAAAACAGGTAAGGCGATGGCTGCAAAAGCCAAGAAGAAGATCAAAAAAGCCAAAAAGGGCAAGGCATGAAGCCGGGTCTATATGCAAACATCCACAAAAAACGAGCCAGAATTAAAGCTGGTTCGGGTGAAAGAATGCGATCGCCGGGTTCTAAAAACGCGCCAAAGGCAGCTAACTTTCGCAAGGCAGCAAAGACGGCGAAGAACCCGCCAACTAGAGCGTAGAGGAATACGACCATGAATTACGGGCAGCTAAAGACGCATTTTGACGCCTTGCTTAATCGATCGGATATTACAACTGCACTTACAGAGCAGTTCCTAAGTGATGGTATCTCCCGTATTCAGCGAAGTCTTAGAACACCGATGCAAGAAAAGGTGTTCACAGCGGCTATTTCCGCACTAACCACATCTATCACTTTCCCGGCAGATTTCCTTGAGACAATCAGCTTGTATTTCGATGAGTATGAATTACAGCGGATCTCAATGAAAAGGTTCCGGGAACTCAATCAAAGTAATTTCACTGGTAAGCCCATGTATTACACCAGGCAGGGTCCAACTCTACTTTTATACCCGCAGCCGGTAACTGGCTCTCTTGTTCTTTATTACTACGCAGAAATGCCAGCATTGGTTAATGCAGCTGACGAAACGCCAATGACACAGGTGGCATCCAACCTGATCATTTATTCAGCACTCACATTCGCATCAGATTACTACCTGGATGAACGTGGCGAGTTGTTCGAAGCAAAATACAATCAATTTCTCGCTGAACACCAGGGTATGGCAGACGACCAGGAATTAAATGGTGGAACACAATCCATTCTTCCGGCGTATGGCTACGGCGACTAATTCACATAGGAAATCATTAGATGGCAAATACCAGCTTTTATGGATTAACAGGCACGACTGCCGCAGTCCAAAATACAATTCAAGCATCTGTCGATGCAGCAGCTTTGTCTGCCACTAATTCGGCTACTTCAGAAACTAATAGCGCGGCATCAGCCGCAGCTTCTCTTACATCGAAAAATGCAGCAGCCGTATCAGCCGCAGCCGCTTTGGTCAGCCAAAACGCTGCCGCAGCGTCAGCTTCAACAGCCGCTGGTCACGTTTCCAGCACAGCAGCAGATGCAGTGGCAACAGCAGCAGATCGTGTTCAAACTGGAGCAGATCGCACAGCAACAACCACTTCAGCAGCAG